CAATGGTCGACCTTTTAGCTTTTGCTAAAGTGCTTGATCCGCGTGGCCGGGCGAAGGAGCTTGCTGTCCTTCGTCCTAGACCGATGCGGCGGCTTCTTAAGAAGCTGCAAACTCTGGTCAAAATTGAACCAGAACTTGCGGAGATCTATGAATCATTCTTATGGATGATCCTTAGTCTCCCAAACTTGAAGATGTCTTATGATATCTCCAAGGCACAGGAACGGGCTAAGGTCTATGCCTTATTCCAATTCCTGACTACCAGGGTGGAGATGGCCTTTTGGTCTATCAACAACCTGATGGCTCAGACAAAGAGCGCATGCTTAACATGCAGGCGCTTTTCGCTGTCGAGTGATCATGTACTCCCACAGGCCTTATGGCTTGTGCTTCCGAAGAAGTTGGGGTACACTCCGTCGAGGTCTGCAATGATGCAGATCTCGATGCTTTCCCGGGCCCTCCCTCGTAAGAAGGATGTCTCGGGGGCTGTAGCTGATCAGATTGCTAACTTAAGTCAGGCGTCTGTTGAGCTTACACATGCCGATTATCTGCATTTGCGGACATACGGCAGACGAGTCTTCGGTAGGATTAATCCTGTGCCGAAGCCTAACTTTACCACACGAGCAGCTAGTTATAGCTACTCACGCAAACGCGGTGGTAAGGGTCAAGAGGTCCTAGACATTATAAAAGGTCTGGACCCCTACGATCAACTCCCCCAACATGAGGGTTTTGGTCGAGAAGGGAGCTTACTGAAAATTCAGTCTGCTCACTTTCACTCATATGGCAGCCTTTTGGCTAACCGTGAGTATCACTTAGACTCAAAGGCCATTCCTATCCTCGAACGGGGATGGAAGGTCCGGATGGTCTCGTGCTCCGATCCGATAAGGAACTTACGTTCCGAATCGTATCGTTCCGTTCTTTATCGTAAGTTAAAGAACGTCGAAGCGTGCAGGACTGCCCTTATGGGCGAGCCTACCCGCTTAAAGTTCCGGAACGTTGTTCGCGGAGCTATTGTCTATTCTGCCGATCTATCGGCAGCGACCGACAAACTCTCGTGGGGAGCAATTAATGCTCTCTGCGAGGGATTGGGTATACCCTTCGACCTTGTGGCCGGGGGTACCCTAGATGGTCATGAAATGAGGAGGGGAACCCTTATGGGCATCCCCCTCTCATGGCCATTCTTATCTATCATCCATAATTGGGCGATAGAGCGTATGGGAATCTCCAGAGGGAGTTACCATATTAAAGGAGACGATCTCATTGCACTTTGGTGCTTGGAGGAGATCGCCTTCTACGAGCACCATCTCCCTCTTTTGACGGGGATGGAGCTAAACCATAATAAGACCCTTTTGGGCCGAACTTGTGGTGTGTTCTGTGAGCGCTTCTTTCGTAAGAATAGGAGCGTCATCCAGAATGAATGGGACCTCACTCTTGTGAGTGGGGTCTTCTCTCTCCGTCCCTTTATGGGGATGGACGACCCGGGTTACCCGCCGGAGATAGCTCTTAGTGAGTATCTCTGGACCCTTAAGGGTAGGGTACCCTGGGAGAAGATTCGGAGGCTTTCAAAAGTCTTCGAAGCTAGACGCCTGCCACCGACAATTCGGAGGTTTGGCGATATAGTGTATTTGCCCCCATATATGGGCGGCCTTTCACTAATACCTCCAAAGTGCGACCAAAAGGTCTCACCTTGGTTGGCTCGTATCGCTACCGCTATACATAATGGCGATGGCGATGCTGCGGTGAGGGCTCTCAGGTTGAACTTAAAGTTCTACTATGAGAAAAACTCAGCCGAATTCGTAGCCTCCAAAGGATTGGAGTACTACGATAGTGTGACGCAGTACAGAGTTCAGGGCCATAGCCCGGCTCTCGAGTACTTCTACGCACATCTCCTGGAGCTCTGGCTCTTTTGGGCCAGGTTCCGGGGTTCGCCTCAAGGAACTCTTTCCTTCAGGCGTTATACCAAGGTCCTCTCTCATTTTATGAGGAAGACCGGTAAGAAGGTTGGAGCCGCTTATGCGGCTCTACCTTGGACTGTTGTAGGTGTTAGGGAGCTGATGGCCCGTTTGGGCCCAGCAACCGTCGATTTGTCGGCGGCTCCTAAGAATCCTGCAGCAGATGAATGGTTCGCTGGCATTCTTGCCAACGACCACCGCGATTTGCCGACGCTTTTGCGCGGCGATCCTCGCGTGAGTCCAGGTTTTAACCTCCACTTGCGCAATACAGTAATATAGAACGCATCGTGGTGCCTTATGGCATGGTTCGGCAGACCACTAAACTGCCCACCAGCTGACCTACCGCTTAAGCGGGGGTGGAGAAGGTA